GCCCCTTGTTTATTTCATCCCCATTGCAGGGTAACGAGAGCCGCCTTTACGTACTCAACGTTGGGTGGAGTGTTATTCGTATTCCACGACAATGGTGGCATCACCCGCTGTGTAGGTACCTGTGATGGTCAGGAACAGGTCGGTAGCAGCCGCGTACACTTTCGGGAAGCGCATCGCTGTCGTATCCGTACCCGCCGCAACATACACGCCGGAACCCACAATTTCAGCACCCGCAGTCAGGCTGGCAGTCGGAGCGTTGGTCGAGCTAATCCAACCACCGGCTGTCGTACCGTCACCAAACTGCAAGTTGGTGCCACCCACCCACGCTGTGCCGACGTGCAGTCGGACACGGCGCACTGCTGAACCTGCGGGAACCGTAATCTTGGCACCCGAAGCACCGCTGGTGGATTGATATGTAACTTGAAGTCGAGCTTCTTTGATGGTGCCGAATTGCTTTGCTACACCGCCTACGTTGCGTTCGGCGTAGTTGCCGCCGTAGCCAACAGTCAGGCCATCACTATTCGTCCAAGTAGCTGCACGAGTCATATTAAGTCTCCCTCAATTAGATTGTGTTCTTGGAGAGAACAGTGACCAGCGCTTCCGGACGATAGAGCTTAAGTCCATAGCGAGCGTTCATCACGTACTCATCACGACGGAGGTCTTTGTTTCGTTCAAACTCAACACGCGGCATTTGACGCCACGCACCTTTGAACGGAGTTTCATCCCCACCGAAGCTGAAGAACAGGTTGGCAACTGCACCACTCGGAGACGTAATCGAACCACGGCTATCCGCGTTGATCGCCTCAGTACCTGTGATTGTCGGCAGGTAGTTGGAGACGTACACGTCAAATCCGTAGATGTTACGAATAAACCGCAGGCCAGTTGTCGGGCCGTTGTTTGTCATACCCGTTTCAATCAGCCCCTGGAATTGCGGGTTGTTCTGAACCGAAGTCAGGTTGGTCAGGGTGTTGATGACAAACTCTTGCGACGGATCAATGATGGCAATCCGCTGCGCCGTAACAGCCGCTTTGTCAAGAGCAAATTTCGCCTGAGCAAAGTCGTTCAGAGCCAGAACGGTGTTGGTCGAACCCGATGCAACGAAGCGGTGAGACGCACCGTTGATGGTGTTCGGGTTGGCTGCGGTCTGCGAGCTTTGCAGCGCAAGAATGTTCGTTTCAAGGTTTTCTTCAATTGCCCGTTTCATGCGCGGCAGGAACGCAGCGATCAGTTGGTCAGCGTAGTAGCTGTCCTGTTTCGCTTTGTCCGTGATGTAGGTAGCCGCTTCGACATACTGGTTGATGGTGAACGTGAAGTTACCAGTACCAAGAGCGTCGTAAACAACGGGGTCTGTTTCGCTAACGTTCCGCATCGGAATATCACCGATAGACGGAATGTTAAATGTCGTGCCATCCGGAAAGTTGGTCATCCAGTTGACGTATTTATTCGCCATCAGGATGTCGCGGAGAATCTCTTTAAGCTGATCCGTCCACAGGTTGGCACGTACGAGGTTAGTGGATACACCACTGTAGTCCATCGCAGGCATTTCTTCTTCCTTGCTTTATTGTTATTGGCTGCGACCAAAGAACTTGTCTTGGTCGGCAATTGCCGCTTTGTGCATCTGTGATTGGACTGCTTGCGAGTAATACTGGTCAGGCTTTGTACGACGAAGGTTGTCGTAATATTCCTTGCAGTTGGGGTCGAGTGCGCGTCCCGACTGTGTGACTTCACTCAGAGCAGCCGTGTTGACAGAAGTTGATCCGTCAACTTGTGTTCCAACAGGCGCTGTCGGTTTGTGGAACACTGCAACAAACTTCTCAGGACTAACAGACGCAAGCTCCGTAAGAGCACGTTTAAGTTCCGGAGTCGTGGCTTCTTTGTTAAAAACTTCCTGGGCCTTATCCCCAAAAAGCTTTTTCATTGCAGAATCCGACGCCGAGAGATTGGCAGCACGAGTACGCTGCGTCTCCATCCCAGTCAGTGTGTTGCTCACGATTTTGGCTACATCAGCGGCGGTGAGTCCTTGACTCGTACTACCGTGGTCTTCGGTAGTTGCCTGCGGTTCTGCCTTCAACCGTTCCAAAACGCTATCAAGGGTTGTAGCTTCAGCCACCTTACCACGCAGTTCGGCGTTCTCGGATTTCAACTTCTCCGCGAACTCGTCAACGTGGACATAGGCTTTAGCCAAGTCCTCAATCGTTTTGTACTTGCGGCCTTCGCCAACAAGTAGTGCTACTGCATCCGAAAGAGTGTCGCTCTTAGGAGCATTGGTTTGATTCTGGGTTTGCGACTGGTCAGCCGCAGAGAAAAGCGAAGTGTCTTTGTCAGACATTGAGTACACCTAGTTATTGCAATGGTGTACTTCCGAATTTGGAGCGTCCCGTAGGGATCGAACCTACTTACACCTGCTTGGAAGGCAGAGTCCTAACCAATCGGACAGAGACGCATCAACCCCTTAGACAACAAAAGCTGAAAAAAGTTCCCTACTTATCAACAGTTGCTGGTAGTAAAGCTAACACCTTATCTATCAGTTGTATCTGTACAAGCTCACTAACCAACGCAACATAATGATTTGGTGTACTAAAATCAGTAGGGCTAATTTTACCAAGGTCTTTTTTCATGTTCTTAAGAACATCAGCCAAAGGCTGAAGAACGTAGGAAGAATTGTTCCAAGTCTTCTCCCAGTCTTCATTGGTCACATCATTTGGCTTTGCCGCCATTAGTAGCGAGTTCATGCAGGTACAGGTTCTCCAGGTTCAGCCACAGTGTCAGGAGCTTCTGTTGCTTCCTGTGCTTGGTCGGGATCAACCATGTCTGTAGGCTGTGGTTCGGCTGGCATACCAGCCTCGGTTTGCAGTGTTTCCTGTGCCGTCTGTTTGAGACGTTCCGTCTCCACAGCTTCTTGTACAGCCACGTTGTCCTTGACGATGCCAAAGCTCTTCCAGCCCAAGATTTCGCTCAGGGCATGAGCCACAGCTTTTCCAGACACATGGACTTTGACTTCCGGAATTGTCTCGATGAGTTGCAGCGTTTGGTTGAGTTCTTGAACAAACATAGCCTGCTCAGCAAAGTGCCGAGCACCCACAGCAAAGAACTTGCCCTTGGCAGTGATGTCATCTTTGGTGATGTCCGTAAACTGCTGGGTGCCGTAGTCGGGATCGACAACAGAGATGGTGTCCTTGACACCCATATTCCTGACAGCTTCCTCGAACATTGAATTGAGCAGCGGCTCGACAACATTTTCTTCAAACCAATTGACTTTCGATTGGAAGATGCGCCCTGCCCCATTCTCCAAAACCTGCACTTCATACTTGGTCTTTTCGCCAGGGGTACGGATGCCCATAGCTTGCTTAGGTGCGCCAGCCAGCTCTTCCATCCTAGCCATCAAGGTGTCAATCTCTGTGTTGGCAGACAAAGCCCCAGCTTCAGGGCGGTCAAACTCCACGTCGCCTTCATCGCCGCACTGAATCTGGATACCAGGCCCAAACTCAAATGCCTGCACTGTGCTCCCCTTGATTTTGGTCACAGGGTGAGCAATTTGGTCGAACACGTCAGCCTTCAGGTTTTCAAGGTGGTCGATGCGATATTGCATACCAACCAACTGATCCAGCGGCCCTTGCGCCCACAGATTGTCTGGGCGCACCCGCCAGCCACAATGTTTGATGGGGCGGCTGCCCGTCCAGCTTTCGTTGGGCATCATACGCAAAACCCAACGCCGATCCACAACTGTCACCAGCATGTCCGTGTAGAACGTACCTGTGACTTGGTCGTAAATGTCACCGTAGAAGTCCAGCAGTTCCACCATGCCGCTGGCAAAATATTGCTGGATTGAACCAAACCCATCGACAACCATGCCGTCATTCTTGATGGCGTCAATGATGTCCGATCCGGCTACCCGAATACCCCTAACCTTTTCCAGTACAGCAGGGTCGTACTTCAGACCAGGCTTGGTAGCTACATCTTTCTCCAGTTCACCCAGACTTTTAAGACGACGGACAATGCAGGGAGAGCGATCAAACGACGAAGCTGTCGGATCGAAAACAATGTCCAAGGGACTGATGCGGAACGCACGCGGCCCACGGTAGAGTGCGATTTCTTCCTTAGTGCCAGGATCAATCTTGGTTTGGACTACATACTCATGCCCAGCAAAGACGTTTCCATAGTCGATGTAGTCCAACACCAACTGCGACACCACAGCTTGGAAGTCCATCGCCTTGAGCTTGCAGCGCATGAACGCTTCGATGGTTTCACGCTTCTCTTTGGACACCGAGCTGTCGTCTTCACCCTTCCAAGTAAACCACTCATCACGAGGGAACAAAGCAGCCAGATAGTTGGCGTGCAAGTTGTCCCTAATCTGCGTGAGCTTGGGCGTTACCGTGCTGTTTTTCCACGGCAATTGTTTGTTTGTCGTCTTGCGTGTGTCAGTGGCGAACAGATATTGGCGCAACTCTTTCTTATCCTGTAGCCAAGCGTCACGGTTGGAGTTCCAAATTACCCATTTATTGGTGACAATTTTGCCAATGTTGTCTTCAACATAGCGATCATCAAGTGTGTCGGACATACGTTCCTAGGAACAATTAGGCAGCAGCAACGCCACCAAAACGTGTGGAATAAACCACGTTGTTAGTTTTCCATGCGACTTTTTTCATCGGGGCTTTTGCAATCTCAACAACTGCTGCCAAGCAGTCTTTGATGTCATCGTGCTCAGGGTGCTCAACCATCAACTCTTCTTCCAGAGTTTGACAATTGCCGCCCTTGTAATGCCAGATGGTTTGGTTGGTATATCGAGGCTCAAGAGCTGCACGGATGCGCTCTTCTTTGTTGCTGGTAGGGCGGTGCTCATCAATGATGATGGGCACATTCTGCTGGCGCATGTAGTCTTTAAACTGCTGCACAATTAGACTCTGTGCTGCCGTGACTTCGGCCCTCAGCTTTTTGAATCCCCACTTCCGATAGCATCGGATAATGCGTTCATACATATCACTAATACGATTAGTACGAAACCGATCAATATCAAGAACGTAAATCCAACCGTCCTCATCAACACCCACAGTAACAATTGCAGTGTAGTCAGACTTTTCTGAAACGCTGTAAGCAAAGTCGATGCCTGTATAA